ATAAAATTACCTTCATTAGTATTAGAATCAGATAGTTTTAAAAAAGTATTTGCTGTAGTTGATGTTAAATGTAAGACTGTATTTGCTACAGAACCACCATCAATTTCTAAAGGAGAATCTGGACTTGAAGTTCCAATTCCAACACCAGTAGAATCTATAATAACTCTTTCAGTACCACCAGTATCGAATCTTATTTTATCTTCATCACTTGATTCTTCTACTTGAATTTTAGTATCTGCATCTGCATCACTTAAAATATTAGCAGTAGTACTACTTGTAGTAGTTAATGTAATAGACTCAACTTTTGCACCACTAGGAGGAGCTTCAGAAAATGTTAATGTATTTCCTGATATTGAATAAGTATCTTTATGTTGTAGTACACCATCTATAGTTACAAAAGTTGCATTTTCATTTATTGGTGCTGTGCTTAAAGTTAAAGTAGTATCAGAACCATCTCCAGTCATAGTGTCAAGACTTGGAGCAGTTCCACCACCACTACCAGCTATTGCACCCCATGCATCTGTGTAACCTTCAAACTCTCCAGTAGTTGTGTTGTATCTAAATTGACCTGCTTCTGCACTTGGTCTTTGTGCTGTTGTACCTTTAGGTACTAAAATCGCATCAGTATTTGAACCTAAATCTACAGAAACTGTTGGACTTGTTTCATTAACACCAATTTTATTTTCACTTACATCTACAAATAATACACCACTATCTACATTAACATCTCCAGAGAATGTAGCTGCATTAAATGTTGTAGGTACTATATTAGCACTACCATCAAAACTTACACCACCAATAGTTCTTGCAGTTGTTAAAGTAGCTGCTGAACCTGTAGTGTTTTGATTAAGAGTTCCTACTGTTAAATCTATTGTACCATCAGAATCTTGATAATCAACTGTAATACCTGATTCAGTATTAGAACTAAACATAGCACCAACTGTATCTTGTACAACTTCTGTTAGGTCTATATTAGCTGTACCATCAAATGATACACCATGAATAGTTCTTGCAGTTTCTAAAGCTGTTGCTGTAGCTGCATTACCTGTTGTATCTTGATTAAGTGTTCCAATAACAAAATCTAATGTATTGTCACTATCATCATAAGTTACTGTAACTCCTGTTTCTGTATTAGAAGTTACCATAGCTCCTACAGTATCACTAATTGTTTCTGCTAGTGTTGTACCATTTACTGTAATAGCATCAGCTTCTAATGTACCATCAACATCTACATCACCACTAATATCTAAAGTAGCTGCAGCAAGTTGACCACTAATAGTTATATTTCTACCACCAGTAATATCTTTATTTGCATCTGTTATAATAGCTTTACTTGCTATTACTGTTCCATTTGTTATACCATCTATAAGATTTATATCTGTTGCACTAGCTGTAACACCATCTAAAATATTTAACTCTGCTGTAGTTGATGTAACACCATCAAGTAAGTTAAGTTCTGTAGCAGTTGCTGTAACTCCATCAAGTATATTAAGTTCTGCAGTAGTTACTGTAGCACCATCTAATATATTTAATTCTGCAGCAGTAGATGTTGTTGCTAAACTTACAGCTCCACTAGAAACTGTAAAGTCATCACTATCAAATGAAGCAACACCTTTGTTACTTGTTGTTGCATCTTCAGCAGCAATAGTAATTGTATTGCTTGAAGCAGAGGTATCAATACCTTCACCACCTGCAATAGTTAATGTTTCACTATCTAAATCTATTGCTATTGTACCACTATCTGTAGTAGCATCTAAATCTTGTGCTGTAACCTGTGAATCTACATAAGCTTTAATAGATTGTTGAGAAGCAATACCTGTAGCACTATTAGAAGACATATCATCTTCATCAAGAAAAGATTTACCATCTAATAAATTTAATTCTGCTGCTGTAGATGTTACACCATCCATTATATTTAATTCAGCAGTAGTTGCAGTTACACCATCCATAATGTTTAGTTCTGCTGTTGTTGCAGTAACTCCATCCATTATATTTAATTCTGAAGCTGTAGCAGTTACACCATCAAGAATATTAAGTTCGGCTGCTGTAGATGTTACTCCATCTAATATGTTTAGTTCAGCAGCAGTTGATGTAATAGCTGTACCATTAAAGTTTATAGCATCTACATGAGCTGTGCCATCTATATATAAATCTTTAAACTCAAGTGAGCTAGTACCTAAATCAATATCATTATCTGTAATAGGAACAATAGCACCATCTTGTATTCTTAACTGTTGTACTGAACTACTAGATACTTCTACATAAAATTCTATATGATTATTTGTAGTATCTATTAAGACTTTGTTGTTTGGAGAAGTTTCTCCTGCATCACCAATTAAACCTATAACTGGTCCAGAAGCTGCTGTGCCATCGTGTGCGTGTCCTGTTGAGTTGTTAAATGCATTTACTAACTGATTATATTCATTATTGAATAATGCAGCAGTAATTGTATCTCCATCTGCAAATGAACTTTGTCTTGTATATCCTGCCATTTATTATCTCCTGCCTGAAGGTATGTAATCTACATAAAAACCATTTATAGTATATGGGGCTTTTGTGTCATCACTTATAATTGTAAAATTGTTACTTGTTCCACTTCCTTGTAATGGAACTCTTATTAAAGGATTATCTCCTCCACCAAATACATTTGTATTAAACAATGCATCTGCAAACTTTGAAGGTGGATTAATAATTCCTATATCAAATAAATTTGGTGGTTGTGGTATATCTGTATTACCATAATCAAATCTTACTTGTAAGTTTGGTTCAACAATACCTTCTGAACTTGCTGAAACTCTTACATAGTGTAAAGTTTTTAATGTTCCTAAATCACCATAATCATAGTTAGGTGTTTCAAACCTAGCTAATATATTACTGCCATCAAAACTATTTCCTGTATCATGTTGATAAACAAAACCATTTGTATCTCCATGATAATATTGTTCTACATTATTATTATCAAATCCTGAACCTATAGCAGTAACTTCTAAACTTCTTGTCTCTGACCATTGAAACCCATTTGGTCTTAATGTTCCTATAATTCCTTTTTGTTGTGTTTGCTCTAAACTTGTATTTGTATAAAATAATCTGTATTGTGACTTTTCTCGTAATACAACACTATCTATTACAAATGAATTTATGTTTTCTGCTAAGTTTGTTACTAAAGGTTGTATAGCTTTACTAACTGTACCTAACTCGACATCTCCAATTCTTGCAGTACCGGCAACTGTTCTTAATCCATCTGGTGCTAAAAATATTAAGTCACCACCAATCTCTTGAATACTATAGCCACTTAAACAACCAACATTCTTTGTAACAGGTACTATGGCTATATTACTTGAATCATTTATATTTATTAATTTAAATATACTGTTAGTACAAAATATAAATAACTCATTACGGAATCCTCTGATTCCTTCTATCTGGTCTTCTACTACTATAGAACCTGAACCAGTACCACTAAAGCTTGTAGGGTCTAATGTAGCACTAAAAAATATAGTGCTTAAATTATCTTCAACTCCTGCAGCTATTAAATGTTTATCGTGAGTTGTAATATATTTAACACCCTTTGTTCCTGTTACAGTTATTTCTTCTGCAAAGAATGTTCTAGATGTTAATACTCCTGTACCTTCCATTCTAAATATGTAAGGTTTGTTAGCACCATCAGCTATAATAACTTGACCATAATCAAATGTAGCTCCATCAAATAATGTAAACTGACATTGACCCTGAGAAGTTCTTGTTAGTGTGCTTCTACCTGTAAAGGTGCTATAATTATCACCACTACTTGATACAGAACTTCTACCTATATTTACCCAAGTTTGTCCATCATTAGTAAAAAATATTCCTGTACCTGCAGTAGCTATTACACCATCTGCATAAGGAAATACACCTAGTATATTTGTTGTACCACCTGTAGGCTGTGTTGCATTTGTAGTACCAAACTTTTGATACCCATTAATTCTTCTATAGCCACCTTCTGTAGAAACCTCAAAGTTTCTTAAGTCTTTTGCAACTCCGGGAGTTTTAAGTAAATCAATTACATTAGATGATTCTACTAAACCTCCATTTACTGCTACTGTATAAGGTTGACTTCTTGCCATATTTAACTATTGTCAGTTATGTATGTCTTACCAGTTGTAATAGCAGTAGTATAAGATGTTTTACTATCTGAACTACCTTTAACATTTGGGTCAGTATATTCTAAAATAATTTCTAAATGGTCTACATTTCTTTGAACTATTTCGTTTATTTCAGCTTGTGTAAAAGTTCCTGCTACTGCGTTACCATCTAAATCAGTTTTACCTCCTGCGTATACTGATTTATTACCATTAGTCTTAATGTCGTTAATAAGTGTAACGCTATCTGTTGCTGCTGTTAGTATTTCTGATACTGTTGCCATATTATTCTCCTTCGTTTAATTTATTTTTTAATTCATCTACTTGTGTAGAAAGTTCTTGTATTGCTTTTATTAATGGATATACAAACATTTCCTCTGAAATTTGTTGTATTCCTTTTTCAGAATCCACTGACCAACCAGCAAAAGTATTCACACCTGCTTTATCAAGTGCAGATTTTACATCTTGTGCAATCATACCATGTTGTAGATTTTCGGTATCTTTTTCAAATTTATCTCTAAGTTCTGCATCTACATCTTTTTGTTTTTTCCAATTATAAGTAACTGGTCTTAAATCATTTATAAAAGATAAACCTAAAGTATCTTCATTTACATTTTCTTTTAATCTGCCATCAGAACTATGCGTCCATGTAGCGTTTGAGGTAAAAGTATTATGTATAAAATTACCACCAGCACCAATAAATATAGAATTATCTATTGTATTAGTAACTCCGAACCCTATGGTATGTCTTGATTGTGAATCTGCTGAATTAACTGCGTTTTCATTACCTAAGTTAGCACAAAAATCACCACTTGTTAAAGTAGTGTAAGAACTTTCACCAACACTGACACAATTAGTTGCTGTAGTTGCACCACCTAAAGCATGATATCCAACACCTACATTATCTGTTCCACTAGTTAAATTATCCAATGCATGTGAACCAAGAGCAGTATTAAAACCACCTGTTGAAGATAATAAAGCACTTCTTCCTACTGCTACATTTTCTGATGAAGTTGTATTACTTGCTAATGCTCCACCACCAATAGCTGTGTTGTTAGCACCTGTAGTATTTGATTCCATAGCTTCGTTACCAACACCAGTGTTTACACTACCAGTTGTATTAAGACCTAATGCATCAAATCCAACAGCTACATTATTTGATGCTGTTGTATTAGCATCTAAAGCTTCTCTACCCATAGCAACATTTTGAGTTCCTGTTGTTATAGAAGTCATAGCTTGATTTCCAACAGCAGTATTATTTGTTCCTGTTGTTAAATTTTGCATTGCTACATAACCAATAGCAGTATTTGCACCACCAGTAGTACAGGTAGTTAATGAAGCATAGCCAACAGCAGTATTTTCACTAGCAGTTGTTGATACATCAGATGCTAAAGCACCAATAACTACATTTGATGTACCTGTAGTGTTTTCTTTTAAAGCATTATGACCAACTGCTGTATTGTTATCTGCTGTTGTGTTACCACCTAAAGCATGAACTCCCATAGCAACATTATTTGAACCTGTTGTATTAGCATCTAAACATAAAGAACCAACAGCTACATTTGTACTTCCTGTTGTATTAGCTGCCAAAGCACTTCTTCCTATCGCTGTATTGTTTGAAGCTGTAGTATTAAGTTGCAGAGCCACTCCACCTACAGCAGTATTGTCTGTGCCTGTAGTTATATTTGCTCCTGCGTTATAACCTACAGCTACATTGTAGTTTTCATTTGAGGAGGTAAAGTTTTGCGATTGCAAAGCACCAAAACCAACTGCAACTGCTCTATCTCCTGCTGTATCTAATGTCAAAGCACTTCTTCCTATTGCTGTATTTCTTGAGCCTGTAGTTAAGGCATCAGCAGATAAAGCTCCAACTGCTGTATTATCTGAAGCTGTGGTATTTGCTGCTAATGATAATCTACCTACAGCAACATTTAATGTACCTGAAGTAAGTGCATCTAATGTGGAATTACCTAAAGCAGTATTATAGTTACCTGTTACAACACCAGTAGCTACTGAGTCATCGCCAATAGCTGTGTTACCTACACCAGTTGTTAAAGCTCCTAAAGAATTAACACCAATACCAACATTTGTAGAACCTGTAGTACAAGCATCTAGAGCAAATGTACCGACTGCTACATTTTCTGTGCCTGTAGTATTAGAAAATAAAGCATTTTCACCAACTGCTGTATTATTTGAAGCTGTTGTGTTTGAAAATAAAGCTGCTTGACCTATAGCAACATTTAAATCACCTGTTGTATTAGCTGCTAAAGCATTATTACCAAAAGCATTATTTTGTTCACCTTCAGTATTAGCTGTTAAAGCATCTTTACCAAAAGCAGTATTAAAGTTTCCACTCGTTAAAGAATCTAATGCTCCTTCACCTAAACCTGTATTATTAGTTCCTGATATTATTAAATCTTCTATTAGTTCATTTGTTACTTTTGTTAATGCCATTTATATCTCCTAAAAATATGTTCTATCATCTGTCATGTATTTTGGCGTTGGATTCATTAAATTTGATTTCATATTTCTTAATCCTTTCTTATAATCATCTAATGCAAAAGCTGCCTGTTGTGGACTTTCTTTAAACTGCCATACATAGTATCTAGTCCTTGCAGTTACAACATTACTGTATTGTTCTGGTAATGCCATTGTATCTCCATGAGCATCTAAAGCTGTAGGCTTTGTAAATGCATAAAAGTGTACATTATAAACTTTGTCTGGTATTGGACTTAATCCAAACTTTCTACTATCAGGAGATTTGATTACATATACAGGTTCACCATGACTTGAATCTGCATCATCTGAGTTTTCACTATCTCTGTAATATCTTCTCCAATCAGCTAGTGTTAAATATTGTAATCCTTTAGAAACAAAAGGACTTGATTCTCCACTTACATTTATTGTAGTAATATAAAAATCATCCCAATCTATAGAAGCAAAGTCTGTAGTTATACTAGAACTACCATCTTTTAAAGTATAAAATCTTTGTCCTGCTACAGTTGCTACTGTTGTATTACCATAAAAAGGGTCTGTACTACCACTTACACCAGCACTAAAAAAAGGTAACTGAGGTTCAGCATTAGCTATGTCAAATATAGATTTATTAATTGCATCCTTTACAAACTTTTGAAAACCTACAGCATTTGCAAAGTTTGCAGATGTTAGTGGGATTTCGTTTAGTTCTCGAAGAACTTCGTTAGTTAAATCTAAATATGTCGTAGCCATTATCTACCTACTTTTTTCTGTGCTGCTTTATGTGCTTGTGTAAAAGTTTTACCTCTTTTCATCATGTTCGCCATCATTTTC